AGCTTAGAAATAAGGGCGCACGAGAAACGTTTTTACGTTTTACGTTATTACCATTTTTACGGAGGTAGCTACTATGGCTACAAAGAAGACACCTGCAAAGCAGGAAACAGCTGGAGTACCAGCTACACAGGGTGCTGACCTTAATGCAATGATTGCACAGGCAGCACAGGCAGAAGCAACAATCCGCGCTGAAAGCGGTTCTAACTTGCTGTGGCTCAAAATCCTTGACCCTTCAGCAAACGAACTTGTTGAAGGCGACGTTGCTTACATCAAGGGTGCTAAGGCACGCGATTTTGTTATCGCTTCGTCTAAGACACGCCTCGGTCAGTCTTTGGACGCCACAATCGTTGGTATGTTCAAGGTATTTGCAGAAGTTAAACCTGCTGCAAGTAAGGCAGAAATGCCTAAGACTGTAGGTTACTGGCATCCGGCCGATGCTATGCAGGTTCCACTCGAAGGAAACTTCGACAGACCACTTGCAAACGGTAACGTACTGCAGCCTGTGCACTGGGTATTCTTGTACCTGCACGACCACCCGGAACTCGAGGGAGTAGTTCTTTCATTCCGTTCAACAGGAAACAAGTACTACAACGAACTTGAGAAACTTGTAAAGGCTAACAGTAAGATTGCTCCTGAGCTTCGTATCACAATCGGCACACAGGCTGTAAAGAACGAAACTTACAACAAGACTTACTACTATCCTAAGTTCGAACTTCAGCAGCAGCGCAACTGCGCTTACTCTCCTGAGACAGGACTTCAGTCAGTAAAAGGCGGCCTTACAAAGGATGAGTTGATGGATGTAATGCAGCGCTACACAGAAATGTACAAGGCTTTCACCGAGTACACAATGGTAGCTAAGCGTCAGAACATCGCAGGACTTATCCCGGGTGCACAGAGCCGTACTGTAGCAGAAATTGCTGAGGACGACTCTGAAGGTGAGGCAGTCCGCTTCTAGATTAAAGTCTTCTAGCGACGGCGGCTAGGAGCAGAGGCAGGAGTAAGATTTACTTTCTCCTGCCTTCTTTTTCGGGGTGAACGGGTAGAGGAACTACCAAGCGCTTTCCTGATTTTGTGCGTCCATACGATAGCAGGGTTCAATTCCCTGCCACCCCATAATACTAAGGAGGACGGTATGTTTTATAAAGTAATAGCAGGTGGCAAAGCCTACTACTCAAAAGATATTATTAAGCAGTACTACCATTGTGGCGATGACTTACAGCCAAGAATTATGAACGGTACACTCACAGCCGGTGTAATTTTGGACAGGATTGTCTATGCTCCTGCATCAGAAAAAGAAGCTTCTGATATGGATAAGATTTACAGCCCTGTTGTGCAGGATTTAGATAATCTTATTAAAGAGTTTGTAAAGATTGGCAGTGGTGCAAATAATTTGACTTGCGTAGGCTTTGACCCTAAAGAGCCAAGTTATGAGTACGGTTCTTTTTCATTCATAAAGTTTACTGCGGTAGCAAGTAAATCTAAATACCGAGACCAGCCGCATCTTCCTGTTCTTGAAGTATGTGGAACAAAGTACGTGGCTCTCGGATGTATAAAGAGAGGCGAGATTTACTATATCGGCTAGGAGGGGAATATGGACTCACATACACGGTTAAGCACTATCTATCGTGATACGAAAAAACGATGCTACAATGAGAAATCTCCTAGTTACGCTTTATACGGTGGTAGAGGAATTACTATATGCAGCGAATGGCTATCAACTGACCGTAGCCATAAAGGTTTCGATGCTTTCAAGACTTGGGCTATTGCACATGGCTATGCCGAAGGTCTTACAATAGACCGTATAGATAATAACAAGGGATACTCTCCTGATAATTGTCGTTGGGCAACACCTAAAGAGCAGAGCAATAACCGCAGAAATAACGTAATGATTACTTATAGGGGTGAAACCAAAACACTTAAGTTATGGTCTAAAACTTTAGGAATAGATTATAGTGTTTTAGTACGTAGATTAAATCTAGGTGTCCCTGTAGAAAAAGCGTTTGATAAAAATTACACACATGCCCGCATGATTGAGTACAAAGGTAAAGTACAGAGCATAGCTGCTTGGAGCAGGGAGCTTGGTAAAAGCTATTATAAGGTGTACTTAAGACTGTATAAAGGTTGGTCTGTTGAGCGTGCTTTAGAGGAGGATTAGAATGGCAGACACAAATACAGAAAAGCTATTACGTGACTTTTGGGCTATATTTCATGGAAATCGCTCGAAGTACGTTGTACACCAGCCGCCTTTTACGCAGGAAAGTTCAGGCAAGAATAAAGCAAAGCGTGTGTTTTACGCTTTGCTCAATCCTAAAGATAAAGAAAACAAAGTTAAAAAACCTGTCTCTATTGAAGACTATCGTATGCACCTTAATGGTGAACAGGGTTGTGCTATAGAGCCTTTGTGCAACGTCACAGATGACGAAGGAAATATCATAGCGCGCAATATGTGCTACTATGGTGTAATTGATATTGATGTCTACGGACAGCCGGGACAGTTCCTTCACCTTATTAGACGTATGTATCAGGTTGGGTGGAAGTTTACTGCCTGTCAGTCAAAGAGTTCAGGTCTGCATATCTACTTTATGTTCAAGAAAGCAGAGGACGCAGGAAAGGTAATTGAGCTTTTGCAGAGGATTATCACAGTCTACGGACTTGACATGCTCTATTGTGATGACAAGCATAAGAGCAAGGTTGAATACTTCCCTATGCACGCTACAGAAGTTCCGGGCGAGGACGGTAAATGTGTGTTCCTGCCTTACTTCAACGCTGCCTCAGGAAAGGCTATGAACAGAATGATTTCTGTTGACGGTAAGTTTCTTGGCGTTGAGCAGGCTCTTGAAACAATCAAGGCTAACTACACTTCAGTTGAAGAAATGGAAGAGACTTTAGCAAAGCTTCCTTATTCGGATGCTCCTTTCTGTATTCAAATGATGGCCCTCACAGGTGCCCTCAACGCGAATGCAGGAAGAAATAAGTTCCTCTTCCATGCCTGCGTATACTTTAAGAAGAAGTATGGAAAGGAATATGACTACCTTCCTGAACTTCTTGACCTTGATAACTGTATGGAAGCGCCTCTTCAGTATGAGGATATGCAGGGAATTGAGAGTACCTATGCCTCTGCAAACGGCAAGGAGTGGAACTACTCCTGTAAGCATGACCCTATGTGTTCTTACTGTAACCGCAGAGAGTGTGCTAAGCGTCAGTTTACTGCGTGTCAGAAGAGCAATCCGCAGCAGAATGAAAACACTGGAGCTGATGTGATGGGGCCGATATCCAAGGTACTTGCCCGCATACCTTACTATTTGTGGGAAATTGCCGCGCCGGGTAAAGAGCCTAAGCTTGTGCGCTTTGAGGATGCCTCAGAACTGCGTAATCAGCTTGTGGTACAGACCAAGTGTATTGACCAGCTCGGGTGGATGCCTCAGCAGGTAAAGAACAACATTTGGATTGACATTTTGAACCATTGTATGGAGGGTATGAGCGAGCGTGAAATTGAGGTTTCAGCAGAAAGTGATACAACCGAGCTGAACGAACTTCATTCTCTGCTTGTCAAGTACCTTACTCACCGTCAGGTTACTAATGGTGCTTCGTATATGATAAATGCCGGTCAGGTTTACAAGGAAGACGGTAAGTACTACTTCTCAACCGACGGTGTTAAAGACTATCTTCGTATCGAGCGCTTTACGCTTGGTCGAACAAACCTTCGTGAAGAGCTTATGCACTTCGGATGTACTGAAGGAAGTGTCAGTTACACGACGAAGTCAGGAAAGAAAGTGACACTTAAGTGCTGGGTCAAAGATGTTGACGAGGAACTTGAGAAGCGCTTCGAGTACTATGACGATATGTATGAGCAGGATGCACTTCGTGCTGCGGCTATTCAGCTTGCAAGCAAGAAGGAAGACACTGACGAAGACAGTGGCGAATACAATGAAGCAGGTGACGAAGACAGTCGTTTTTAGGAGGTAAAAATGAACAGGAAGTGGAAACAACTGTGGACTGATATTGTTACTACAGTGCTTATCAGCCTGTTCTGTACAGCAGTAGGGTTAGGAGCCCTGTACATAGTGTGCGGAGTTCTTTCCCTACTATATAGAGTTCTCATAGGAGGTTAAATATGAGAGTGGTGGACTACAAACAAACAAGAAGTAAACAAGAAGCTGTAGCCTTTATAGAGGCTGCTAAGGACGACAGCGTTTATGAAGTTGTTATCCGTGGGGCTAAAAAAGACATGACAAAGCCCCACAAGGTAGAGATTTATATTGAGGGGCAACTTCAATATAAGATAGACCCTGTGGCAGACGAGTACTGGTGTAAGCATACTGGAAACTTCTATCTTTCAAAGGGAGAGGGCTGGTATCTTGCAAAGTATCTTGAGACTTATGCTGAGGGTGGAGTTACACCGTCTTGGTGGGCTCAGGCAGACAAAAATATCAGGCGACATAAAGACCCTATGTTTCATTTCCGTTCTGCCATAGACGCAGGCCTTGACATAACAATAAAGTTTGGAGAGTAGTCTTATGGTGGTGAGATTTAATACAGACGATGTGACAATTCACTTATCGGGAGCTGGAAATGGAAAGACCACGACAGCGATGCAGATTATTTCTGAAGCACTGCACGAGTACCGTCCTGATGAAATCGCTTTTGTAACCTACACTCGAAAAGGTGTTGAAACAGGCGTTGAGAGAGCTCTTGCGATTAACAAAGACCTTACTCCTGATGACCTGATGCACTTCAAGACACTTCACGCTCTCTGCTTCCGCGAAGCTCATTTAGCAAGAAAGAACATTATTACAGCTTCAGACATAGCGCAGTTCAACTCCGAGCTTGGTTTCTCCCTGACTATGAACGATGCATTCGGTCATGTAACTGAAGACGACAGACTTCTTCAGCGTTATGATGCTGAACGCTCAGGCAGTAAGCGTGGGGTATTTGTGGAAGGCAACTACGACCGTTTCAGATATGACCGTCTTGTAAACGCCTATAAAGCTTTCAAAGAGGGCCACGACCTCGTAGACTTTTACGACTGCCTTCTGAGATATATGGAGCAGGGAGAGCCGCTTCAGGGTGTAAAGATTGCACTCATTGATGAATGTCAGGACTTGACACCATTACAGTGGCAGGTGTGTATGAAAGCTTTTTCAGATGCAGAAAAGGTTGTATGCCTTGGGGATGAAAAACAGGCTCTTTACACCTATAATGGTGCCGCGCCTGAGCTTTTAGTTGAAATGGCCTCACACTACAAGACTGTAAAGCACGAAGTTTCATACAGAGTCCCTAAAAAAGTATGTGCTTTTGCACGTGGGATAGTAGACCTTATGCAAGTTAAAGTTGAAGAGGATTACAAGCCTGCACGAGACGTTGAGGGCTTTGTGGAAACTCTTCCTGACCGTAACGTCTTGGCTCGCCTTATCCGTGATGACCTCAAGTCAAACGGTGTTATGCCGGGCCGCTGGTATCTTCTGTTCCGTACAAACTGTTTTATTGCAGATATGGCTATGATACTTGAACAGTTCATAGTTCCGTATCACACAAGCAAGGGATTTTGTATCCCTGCCCGCGACCTCAATAAAATTGAGCGCTACTATAACTACCGAAAGGTAGGATACGGTAATGAAGAAGCAAAGCAGAGATTTATGGAAGAGAACAAGATTACTGATATAAATGACAGCTTTATGCACTCGGAGCTTATCCCGGGCAAAGAGCGTTACTTCTATCAGGACTTGGTTGACACTTGGGGACTTGAGACCCTCAAGAAAATGTCAACAATGACAGAGCCTTTCTGTCTGCTCTCTACCGTGCACAAAGTAAAAGGCGGTGAAGCAGACTATACGGCAATGTTCATGGACTGCACGAGGGTTGTCAGTGAGAACATCACGCTTAACGCTGACGAGGAGCTTCGAGTTTTGTATGTTGGCTGCACAAGAAGCAGGGAAGGACTGTATCTTATCCCTGCCTCGGGCAAGTATTCCCTGTCTAAACTTATTGATATTGTGAAGGAGTTGAATGATGTGTAATAAAGAATTGTTAGGTGACCTTGATAAGCTGATATCCTGCATGGATAGCTTTCAGCAAGATAATGGTGAGCTACGATATACGTTCACAGTGCAAAGTTATGCACTGTATCATAGGATTATCGTAAATATCTATAAGTCTGACAAAGTAATGCACAAGAGCAGAGCTGTTACGTTCTGTGTAGAGGATTTTGACCACCTGTATGAAACTTTTGAACGATACACAAATAAGCTATATGAGGAGGCATTAAACAAATGAGATTTAGAATACTAAATCGTGACCCTCTGTATGACTACAGAGAGGCCTGTAAGGTTACACAGGGTGAAGATATGGAGTTGCAGAACACATTTTTCAACCCTAAGGACGAAGTAGAGTTCTGGATTAAGCAGATTTGTGCAAATCATTCTACCCTGCGTTCCGTTCATTTCCGGCTTGTAGACACAAGGCCAAAGTCTGTGGTAATGCAGATTATCAGGGCTACTAAGGGGCACCCTCAGCCTGAGGTACAGTCAAGCAGACCTGACTGGACAGGGAAAGAGAGAAGCTTAGACCCTTATGAAGATAAGCTTTTTATGCAAGACCATACGGCAGAAAGCTTTATTGAAATGGCAAAGCAGAGACTTTGTATGAGGACAGAGTCTAATACAAGACAGTTTATGCTTGAAATGGTTATAGACCTGAGGCAGGACAGAAATCCTTTCCTGAAGGCTGTCGGTTACTGTTGTGCTCCTGCCTGTGGCTGGCTTGGTGGCAGGTGTCCTGAGATTAAGCCTTGTAAACCAAACAAAAAGAAAATTGCTGACGAAGTAATAGAACTTTATAGAAAAGGAGTACTTTAATGGCTAAGCAAAAAGAGACCTGTGTAAGAAGCAGAATTATATTTGACAATTTACCAAAGACAGGAAGCAACGTTCAGCCTGCCCCTGCTACAGAAGTAAAGATTACTATGGATGAGGTACAGGGAAATGTTCTTGCGAACATGCTTAGTGAACAGAAAACAGCTGAGGATATTATCGGACATCCTAATCACTACTGTGAGGGTCGTAAGTTTGAGCCTAAGGACGTAATACGTGACTGGAACTTAAACTTTAACCTTGGAAATGCTGTAAAATATATTTCAAGAAACGGACGTAAGGACGGAAACTCAGCACTGCAGGATTTGAAAAAAGCAAGACAGTATCTTGACTTTGAAATAGAATATCTTGAAAAGGAGGAATAATATGGATTTTGGATGGGCTTTAAGACAGCTGAAAGAAGGCAAAAAGGTTTGTCGTTTAGGGTGGAACGGTAAGGGTATCTACATTGAGCTACAGCGACCTGACGAGCACTCAAAAATGACACAGCCTTACATCTACATCGTAACAACAGGGCTTCAGTCAGATAACCCTAATGCACCGCGGGGCGTCGTTCCGTGGCTTGCTTCACAGACAGATATGCTTGCAGAAGACTGGATAGCATACTAGGAGTGCAACATGACACCTGAACAGCAGAAATTTTATGATATAAAAGAAACATACGACTACAAAACCATAGGCGACGACCTCGACTATAAAGTATTCGTGTTTGAGGATAAAAGGCAGATTGTTTTGCAGTTTAAGGAAAGTGACAGCAGGGCAGATTGGGTAAACAATCTTTCCTTTTTGCCATGGCCACTTAAACTTGCCAGGAAAGTTGTATGGACAACACACGGGTATGCTAGAGCTTATGCTTCAGCCTGTAGTGCACCACTGTTTGATACACTCGCCCTACTTGCAGAACATCCTGACTATGGTATCGTAATCAGAGGGTGGAGTTTTGGCTCTGCGATGTCCAAGATAGCTGTAAGGCATTTTGCCATTAAGGGTTACAGAATTGATGAGCTGACTACTTACGGTGATGTGAAGTGCTGGTTTAATCCGTTCTACTCGAATAAAAAGCACTGCACACGCATAAGAGAATATGTGCAGGCGAATGATGCTGTAACATACTGTGTGCCATTCTTCTACCATAGAGACGTTAAATGTAAGGTAGGTAAAAGACTAAACCTTATAGAACTGTTCAAGGTTGAAAAATATCATGCACACTACGAAGATTGTGACTACACTAAATGGGAGGCAGATTAATGCTTGGATTAAATGAATATCAGAAAATAGCACACGAGACTGCAAAGTATCCGTGCGGACTTATTGCCGGTGACAACATCAACACACCAGTCAACTATCTTTACCCTGCTTTAGGTTTAGCCGAGGAAGCAGGAGAAGTAGCAGGCAAGTATGCTAAGGCACTTCGTGACTGCTCAGGCGAAATTAATACAGAGCGTAAGCTTGCTATTGTTAAAGAGCTTGGAGACGTTATGTGGTTTGTGGCTGAGCTTGCTACCTGCCTCGATGTTGATTTGGATGTGGTTGCAGAAATGAACCTGCAGAAGCTTGCTTCACGCAAAGCAAGGGGAAAGATTAATGGCGATGGCGACGACAGATAAAAAGCCAAAGTCTATCCCTGCACGGCACGGTATTCCCTGCTCTCCTGCAGAACTCAAGGAAAGCGAGAAGTGCTGGACTGATATGGAAGAGTGCTTCAAAAATCTTTCCAAAAAGAAATAATTTTTATTGACAATTATTATTGGTAGTCATATAATGATTGTATACTTCATATGAAGGAGGTGTGAAATGAACTTTTTCAAGCAGAAGTGGGTAAAGGTTACAGCTTGGGTTGTACTCTTTGCTGACCTTGTGGTGCTCTTCTTAGGCGGAGTAACACAGAAAGAAGTTTCTGATGCAGTTGCTTTAGGCTTCATCGCAATCGGCGCAGTTGCCGCTATTGTAGCATTTATTGCTGAGCGTGCGAAAGCTAAAGAGCTTCCACAGAAATAGCCCATGTCCTCTCCTGCTTCGCTCACGGGAGAGGACTTTATATTGAGGTGGTATATGAAAAATAGTTATAGATTATCAATTTGGCTGATGCTTTTACTGCTGGCCGTTGTGTGCATAGGAATAAAGGTAAGATTTGTTACGGATAAAAACAGTCGTCTTGCAGAGTTAGAGGCACAGAATAAAATGCAAGACAGACAGATTATGGAACTACAGAAAGAAATACGTATTTTGAAGACGGATGTTCATATACTTCAGTACGGTTTTGAAGGAGAGTGAAATAATGATAAAGGTAATTATTGTATGGATTGTACTTGCTGTTGTTTTGTTAGTTACAAACTACTACTGGCACAAAGGAGACAGCGATGATTAGTAGTATTATTTGGATAGTTTTAGTACAAGCAGGCTACATAAATCCCGAACACGCTCCGTGGAGTATCTACCTTCCTGTTTGTTTGGTAGAGATTGTAGTTTATTTTAAGTGTCTTACAAAGTGGGGCAGCAAATGACAGAAGAAGAATATTTTAGAGAAAACTATCCTGACTCTTGTTATGGTGATAGACCGCTTAGTCCGCATTGGGATTTCTTTCAAGACGGAGTAGAGTTCGGTGAACGACAATCTGAAAAGCAGATACAGATAGGCGCAGAGCAGATAAGAGCTTTGCAGAAACAGAACGGAGAACTTACAGACAAACTCACCAAAGCAAAAGAAATTATTAAAACATTTTTAGGCTTTGCAGAAGCATTCGGTTATAGTCCAAGTATGGATAAGTTCATTACAGAAGCAGAGCAATTCATAAGCGAGGTGAAGAAATGATACTGAAAGGAATAGAACTTGTCTTGGGTATTTATTTGGGCGTTCGTCTGATAATTGGACTAGCTGAGCTTGCGAAGAAGATAACGAGGGAAAAATGACAGGTGGACTGATAATTTTAAGCATTATGGTAATTGTTATAGTTGTGGTTTGGAAGGAGACAGAATGAGAAAACTAATCATACTTGGAAAAGCACCTGTGGCAGGCAAGCAGTGCATAGATGCTAGAGTTGATTTTCCTGACTGTGAAGTTTGGACTGTGGGAACACATAAGATTGAGCACGCAGACAGATACTACGAGTTCCACGGACTCACAATATCAGCAAACAGACATGTGTTCCGTGGCGTAAGCAACGACGTAAAGGCTGTTTCTTCCCTGCTTCCTGTGAATAACTCTGTAAGTGCCATGCTCTTGGAAGCATACTTTGAAGGCTACAGAGATATTGAAATACTTGGCTGCCCTATGATTGCTAAGGCCGAATATCAGACACAGAAACCGGCTCTTGCTATGTGTATTGGCTTCTGCCTTGGCAACAGCAGGAATAGTATCCAAATATCTTGGGACGGAGCTCCCGAGCTTGTAAACTACTATGAGAGGTATCAGAAATGAGCAGAAGTAAACTAAGGCTGCCTGAGATGTATTACATAGCGCCGAACGGAGCAAAGATTAAGATTAAGTCGTTTACAGGTGCTAAGCTTACTAATATTGAAATACACGAACCACGCGCTGATGTGGCTCTGACAAATGAGCTTCAAAACAAAGGCAGCATAAACGTAACATTTAAGTATGGTGATTTTAAGTGTGATGAGGTGAGTAAATGAAGTATCTATCCCTTGATATTGACAAGTGTATAAATATGAGTTAGGATATAGATATGACAAGACTCAATATATCAATGCTTGATGACATTAAGGCCTATGCAGAATGTCATACAGTTAAAGAGACAGCAGAAAAGTTTTCTGTTCCATATCAAAATATGGTGGGCTATATGGTAAGGCATAAAATTAAACGTATGCCTAGAAAAACTAAAGGCAAAGACAATAATAACTACAAGGTTGGCTTTGCTATGAACAAAAAACTTTACTGGGTTTATTATGCCATGCTTCAAAGATGTCACAATAAAAATTGTAGCCGTTATACACAGTACGGAGGAAGAGGCATCACTGTTTGTGATGAATGGAAAAATGATAATATCGCTTTCTATCGTTGGGCATTAGCTAACGGTTACAAAGAAGGACTGACCCTCGACCGCATAAATAACAATAGAGGCTACTCACCTGATAACTGCCGATGGGTCAGTGTAAAAACACAGAATAACAATACAAGCAAATGCGTGTATATTACTTACAGTGGTGAGACACACACGATGCAAGAGTGGGCAGAAATTACAGGTATTAACTACAGCTGTTTACGTAATAGGCATCAAAGAGGAGAACCTGTTGAGAGATTATTCTGCAAAGGACGTTTACCAAGAAGGAGAAAAATATGAACAACAAACAACATCTGATATCACTTGACATCGAGAGTAGTGACCCGTACCTGAAAGACCACGGAGCTGTAAAGGCCCGCGGTACTTCCTGCGTTTTTGGGCGTGGCCGTATTATCGTAATCGGAACATATGACGGAAAGCAGAAGAAAAGCTACGACGGAAACGGCGGAGCGTACATTAAAAATCTCTTCCTGAACCCTAACGTAACTATTATCGGAGCAAACATTCAGTATGATGCTGTATGGCTTATCATCAAGCATAACATAAATCCTAAGGACGTGAAATGTCACTTCATTGACGTCTCTGTAGTTGAAAGCCTTATAGACGAGTATCAGAAGTATGACCTTGACAGTCTTGCCATAAAATATCTTGACGAACACAAAGGAAAGAGTGTCCTCGAGGGTATCTGTCAGCGTCTTGGTCTTCATGGAGACTTCCGTGAGCACCTCGGAGACCTTTGGGACAAAGGTTACAAGCAGGAGATACGTGACTACGTAATTTCGGATGCTGACCAGCCTTGGCATATTTGGGAAAAGCAGAAACCTATTCTTGAAGCTCAGGGCTTAATGCGTGCCTTTGAAATGAACATGGAAATGCTTCCTGTTACTATCTTTATGAAGGTACGCGGGGCTAAGTTTGATTTTGCCAAGTGGCAGGCAAACTGTGCTAAGGCCGGAGAGCCTTATAATCAGCTCAAATCTGACTATGAACGTAACTATGGTGAGGTAAACATCAACTCACCAAAGCAGCTTGCCGAGCAGATGGACAGATTTGATGTTCCTTACAGATGTAAGATTAACATTAAGGGCTGGAAGGTTACAGGAAGAAAGTTTAAGAACGCCACAGACCTGTTCAACGACGAAGAGGTTATGAGACAGAAGAAAGCTCTCAAAGACGTGTTTGGTGGACTTCAGATTGTAAAGGACAGCGAACGACGCAAGCGTCTTGTTCTGTTTGTACCAAAGCGCTACGCAGAGCGTACAACAGCACAGATTAGTGCTATGGGATATGAGGTATCTTGTAACCCCTGCATTAACAAAGCGTTCTACACAGAGTTTGCAGGAAGCTATCAGATTGTAGCAGACCTTGTTCAGTACAAGCAGGCTAAGAACATCGTAGACAAGTTCCTCGGCCCGAAGTTTGGTCGCTTTATTGTAGCTATATATCCCGACGGTTCTCGTTCCCCTGCATTTGACGACAAGGGCGAGTTCATAGCTGAGGGCGCGGTTGATTATCGTCTGTGCTGTACATTCAATATTGTTGGAGCAAGACAAACAGGACGACTTTCAGCTACTACTCCAAACCTTCAGCAGGTTCCTTCTAAGACTGTACTCTTTGAAAAGACAGACCACGCTGTAGACCTTGCCAAGATGTGCCGAGAATGTTTCGTAGCAGAGAAAGGACACGCTTTTGTAAAGTTTGACTATTCTGCACAGGAGAACAGACTTGCAGCTCAGTTTGCCCCGGGAAAGAACGGAGAGCGTATCCGTCAGAT